GGTGTATGGCATCGCGTGCCACTGGTACACGTGATAATACACATCGCCTGAGAGGCCTCTAGATCGCGATTTAAGCCCCTCCGAGTAGTTGGGCTGATGGTTACGCCATAACGCAGAAGATCCCCCGCCTTGGCCTATTGGCACTAGCGGGGGATCTTCGCAGACCGGCTCAGTTAGGTGTTGCGGGCTCAGCCCTTAAAGGTCTGATCGCTTCCATTCGCAGCAGCAGGGGACTGCGTGATCGAGCCGGGGATCTTGCTCAGATGTCTGAGCCAGGTGGAATGGTGGCGCTGACCGGTTGGGCCACCATTGAGGCGGTGCCCTTGTCGCCGATGCCAGCCGAAGCGATCGAGCTCAGAAGACTGAGCACGCCAGCGGTGGCGGCAGTGCCGGCGATGGCTTGCCAGTCGGCGGTGAACCAGTCGAAGGTCGTCGCAGCCAAGACGGCGATGAGCGCCTGGGCGACTGTCTTGATCGCGCGCTCGGCGGCTGACTTCCAGAACGTGGCGGTGAACATGGTCATGGCTCCTGTCGGGGTTGGGTGAGAACGGTGAAGGGTTCGCAGACGCTTGTGGAATGCAGCGCAGCTGCGTAGAGCGCCATGTGCACTCGAGCTTCGGGGTCGCCGCTGGTCGAGGCCAGCGAGCCGAGGGCAAAGTGATCGCCGCAGCCGATGGCTTCGTAACCAAGAGCTGAGCGGCCGACGTGGTAGTCCTCGTCAATGCAATAGAGAGCGCCCCGGTAGCCGACTAGGAACACTCCCCCAGCGTCTTCGCCGTCTTGAGTTTTGGCGAAGCCGCCCTGGTGGAAAGTCTTGCGGCAGGCATCAATGAAGACGGTGCACATGTGGCTCATGTCGTCGTCGACGATCTGCTTCGGCACCTTGAGTCGGTACTGCAGCAGCTGTCCCATGCGGAACGAGTCGCAGTAGCCGATGAGGTACTGGCCGACGGTGAAGACTTTCGGGTCGGTGTAGCGGGCAAGTCGTGTGTCCTCAACTGCAGCTGCATCGCCGCCGATCCACACTTCCCCATCGTCGACAAGGCCGACGATGCAGGTCATGGCTCGTCGGTCGGTTCGGGGTCGATTGGTGTGAGGTTCCAGCCGATCTGTTCGTTTGTGTCGGTTCGCCATACAGACCAGAGGTGGCCGCCATCGACGATGCCGACATAGTCGGTGCGGATAGGTACGGGCTGGTCGGTCATGGCAACAACCTCGCGAACGGTATGCCACCCGCTACGCCGACGGGTGGGGTTCCTGTTTGAAAATCCGAAAGGCTGTTCGTGGCTCCGTTGAGTCGTGGGCTAAGCGCACTGATTGCAGCACCGGAGAAATGGTTTGGGCCCGCAACGCTGCCCGGTGTAGTCCCGACCACAATCATGGCCACTCCGTAGCGGGTGCCTGCTACAAGATTGAACGAAGCGGGGAAACCGCCTGTAGTGTCGAAGGTTCGGGTGTAGGACGTCGTCGCTGAAGCGAAGATTGAGGTGTCGTTTGCTGTGCGTGCGACAAGGGTTGTCGCGTCGTACAATCCGAAACGCGCGAGAGTCAAACCGCTAGACGCTGTAGAACCGCTGATAAACGTGATTTGCGAAACCGTCATGTCATAGGGTGCGGTGAAGTAGGTGCATCGCGCTTGGCCGCTAGTGTTTGCGAGATTTGAGAAGGGAAGAAACCGCGGGAACACATCCAACACCGTGGAAGACATCTGTAGATATTCTTCCCAACGATCCATCACCACCTTCACGCTGTTCGCTGTCGCTGCTGTCGTCGTCGAAGTCGAAGACGTGGAATCGGTGAGTTGCAAAACACCAGCCGCCGAAGTAGAGCCGGCCGTGACGCCAATGTTTGCGCTTGTCGATGTGCCTGAGTTCGTGATCGGTGCGGTGACGGCGATGACACCTGAAGAACCGGTGGCGCCTGTCGCACCGGTCGCACCGGTAGCGCCTACGTCGCCGCGTGGAATTGTGAAGTTGAAGACTGCGGCGCTCGAGGTTCCGGCGTTGCTAACTGCCGCCGACGAACCAGCTGCGCCAGTCGTGGTAGTTCCTGCTGCGATCGTGGCAGCAGCACCGGTATCGCCTGTGTCGCCTTTATCGCCTTTGGCTCCGGTAGCTCCTGTGGCTCCTGTGGCTCCTGTAGCACCGGTGGCTCCTGTCGGTCCTTGCGCTCCTGCCGGACCAGTGGGTCCGATCGGTCCGGCGACTGTTGAGCCAATGCCGATGATCTCGTTAGTGGAGATGCGGACGATGCGGGTGTCGCCGATCTGCAGCGTGATCGCGTTGTTCATCGCGTCACGTCCTGAGTGATCGTTACCTGGCCGGCAAGGATCGTGGTCACGACGGTGCCGTTGGTTTCTTGTAAATCGAACACTGCCATGCCAGGAGAAAGCGCTGAGGTTGTCGACGCTGGCAGCGTGCAGGTGACCTGACCGGTTGTACCGCCGCCCACCAGCGCACAAGTGAACGATGCCAGCACCGTGCTCGAGTCAGCCGAGGCACGGATCTGTGAGGCGTAGGTGCGTCCGGAGATGTTGATCGCCGTGCCGCTTGCATCCTGCATGGTCAGCGAGATTGTTTCGGTGTCGCCGATGCGCACCGTCAGTGGATAGTTAGCGGGAGTAGTCATTGATCCTCCAGAGATAGGCGTTGCGAAGATGCACGACCATCCACACGCAAGCGAGGATGGTGAAGGCGGGGCGAGGTTGAGGGCCGAGAGTTGAGTAAGCGAGGAAAGGCAGACCGGTGAGAGATGCGGTCAGGCACCATCCCCACCAGATGCGACGCTCAATGACGAGGGCGTAGACTCCGAGGCCAGTGATGTCGCAGGCGAGAATGAGCCAAGTCCAGGCTTGGTCACTCATCGTCGAGTTCGTCGAGGAAGGCAACTAGCGACTCGTCCATTGCCTCGTCGCTGGCGTCAGCCCACACGGCGTAGAGACAGTCGGCGTAGCCGGCGAGGTCGACGATTGAGTCACGCACCATGTCGGCGGTGAACTGCTGATCGAGTGCGTTGCCGATGCGTGAGAGTTTCACTGCGAGCATGAAGGCGACTGCCTCAGGCACGCTGAGTGTGACGCCAGTGATGGCTTCAAAGATCTCGGCGGTGCGGCCGTAGTCAATGCTGGGGTGGTTGTAAAGAGCACCACGATTGCCGTGCACCAGGCGGTCGGCTTCGGCGGTGACTGAGTCCCAGAGTGGTCCCGGTTGAGTGTCCACGATGGCCTCCCTGCAGGCGGTGGTCAGTAGATGTGAGCGGTGAACTTGTCCAGGCTGACGCCTTCGTAGCGTCGGCACAGATAGTCGAGACTGACGAACATGGGGTCGTAGCTGCCGTCTTCGACTTGGTGCTTGACGATGACGCCACGCCAGTGAGCGTTGCCCTGCGGGCCCTTGTAGTCCTCGTCGTGCAAATAGCAAGCGCCGGCGATAAGTCCGTGTTGGCTTCGACTGGCAACGAACCTGATGGCGTAGTCGAGAGTTTGTTGGTGGCCCATCGTGAACGTGTGGCCGATCTGTTTGAGTCGACCTGCAGCTGCGCCGCCCAATGGGCGGCCACTCATCGGCTGGACATAAACGTGGCAGTAGCCGACACCATCGATGAACACTGGCTCGAGGTAGCGATGCACCTGCCAGCCGTGGGCTTCGTAGTTGAGGTCATCAGTGGAGATGAGGCCGTGCAGCTTGGGGTCATCGTTAGTCGCACGATTGATGCGGTCCTCGTGATTGCCAAGCGTGAGATGTAGTTCGGGCTTATACAGCTTGCCCTTGATCTGACGAATGTGATCGTTGTACCGCTCGATCGGTGCGCACAGAATGTCGAAGGCTTCGTTGGCTGCTTCGATGTCGTCGTTGTAGCGGCGACCCTCAAAGGATCGTTTGCCGATGTCGTAGCTAGACAGGCTTGGCATGTCGGCATGGTCGCCAAGGTGCACGATCACGTCGGGCTTGCGCTCAATGATGTAGGCACCGATCCACTCGAGGTGGTTGGTCGGCACTCCTGGCTTGGCTTGCGTGTCGGGAATGACTAGGTGCGTGCGCGTTGAATCAGACATGCAGTGGCCCGTCTGTTGAGGGAAAGAACTACCAGCGACGCTTTGCTTTGTGATGCACAAACTCGTGGCGTTGCAGGTTGTCAGCCACGTCTTCAACCTTGTGGTCAATGTCTCTGACGGTGCTCATCACTTCGTCGAAACGTTCGCTGCTCGAGCGAAGATTGTGATCGTGCTGGTCACGGTTCTCGGTGCGCAGTT